CTTCATCTCACTATCACTAGGATTGGTCGGTCCGATGGGTGCAGCCAACAAGCCGCCTGGTAAACAACCGGCATAATCGAAAAACTGCATGTCATCGCCACATCGTGCTGACAAAACAATCCTAGTCTGCATGCTGCCGGTGCTACTGCCAGTCAATGGACTCTGCACAAATATGTAGAGTGACCCATTGTGGCAATCAGCCGTATAATCGGTTTCTCTCGACCAGTGATGTGAAAGATCCTTGTCCTTGAAGTTCACCTGAGACGTGTGCTCAAAATAAGGATTCACGTTCGTCACGGGCACCGTGTGAAGTGCTGGATAGCCACTTCCCCACCCGATGCGAAATGTTGTTTCGGAATGGCCAGTGACATCAATTATGGCGTGTTCAACAAAATCTCCCAAATCCTGAGGATGCTTCAAACCAGTGAACAAAGTGTTGGGACCATGAGGATCCCAAACGACTTTCAACTTGCAGGAGCAATTGGATGCTAGAAAACTAGTGATCTTGTATTCCATGCTACCTCTCCATTTGGTCATGAATAGGGCTGGAACGCAACACGCAGCAGGTTGGAACTTCTTATCCTCAATTCTCACATTTATGAATGGAGTAACGGAGATATATGATAGATCCTTACCAACTGGGAATCCAGATTCAAGATCGAAAACGTCGAAAATACTCCACTTGCTCCCAAAACTGTCAAAGGACAGTTCATCATCGGGATATCCTGAAGCTCCTCCAAGTGGGGCTGAGGATTGTTGTGGTGTAACAGCCAGAGTTGAACCAGCTAGCTCTCCCGAACCATTCGGAAAGTTCAGACAAAGACTGGGGCTCATACTTGTCATCTCATCAGAAAATGGGCGTGAAAACCCAAAATAATGTATAAGGGATGACGCGTGCTTGGCGAGTTCTGCCGGAAGGGCTAAACTACCCATACCTGGAACTTTTGAAACTTCCAATGCAAGATCGGCAACTTTCCCAACCTTTTGAGAGAATTTCTCTTTGTGTTTGGGGATTGTCTTAGTTTCCGCATGTGGAAGGTCAGTGACTTTCTCAAAGCTAGTAGCGCCAGTGGTTTTCAAGTCCATCAATTCACCATAGACCTTGATTTGAATTGTCGGTACACCATTCCCACTAGAGTACAAATGACTAAGTGTCTGTACAGTGAGAGTCCCCATTGTACTCCAGACAACAGAACCTACTGGCAACATCGAAGAATTGTGTCGATACGGTATTTCCAGTTTATAATTTCCATTGTTGGATCCAACGGGTACGATGATGTGCTCTCTCTGAGAGTGGAGACACATTCTGGCGACAGATTGAGAACCGTTCAAATTGCTGGTGAAATTCGTATCTGGAAAGCGCGTCACACTGGCAAGAAATCCTCCTGCAACAGATCCAGGAGCTGTCACCTCAAATGTGACTCTCACACCAAACTTGATCAAACCCACATAAGAAAGGTGGGGTTGAAAGAGTGGTTGTTCGATCATCATTTTGAACAGCTGCATGGATATTTCCGAGTTGCCTTGTGAGGTCATGTCGAAGGTTCCAAGGATTACTCGCCGTTTCAACGCCTTATCAAAGGCTGTCATCGGCTCCAAGGGTAGCATCTCCATTTTCAAATGCTCATGAGGTTCAGTCACTACATCAGCAATCTCATCAGTCGTCTGCATGACTTGTTTGTCGTCATTTTGACCTGATGGAGGTGGAGTTTCTTCAATACGATCATAATCCTCAATCATGGCAAAGCCACGATCATCTGGAGAATTCGGAGGTCTCGTTTGGGCGACTTCTGAGAGTTTCGTGCTCATAACCCATGACTCGTAATTCACGGCAAGGGCTTCTGGCATGACGAAATCTACTCGCTTCCAGTACTTTAACAATCTTGCTCTCATTGTGTCGTAACTCTTCTTTCCACTGAAGCCACATTCATCCATAACGTTGCGAGCTTGATCATTAAAATATTCATTGATCGAAAACTCTTTGGGAGGAATGAACCCCAGGAATGGTTGTAGGTAGGATTTTGGTCCAACAACTCCGATCAGCATTTCAAGATCCTGATTCCAGCTCAAAAACGACTTCAAGAACTCACATTCGTATAAGTTCTTCACACGGAAGTTTCTATCCTTCTGAGCAGTTGTCAAAGTATGACCCCATTGTTCACAAGTCTCGACGAAATGGTCAACGCTCCAACCTGCAAAAATCAGAAAATCGGACGCGGCACCAACGTAATCATCACCAGCGGTGGTATTCACGCGATGCTCCGAGAAGTCAACGATTCCTGATGATAACAGTGGATATAAACTACGCGTATCAGGTTCCTGTGAGAACCATGAATGAGATTTCTCCAGAAGATCAACCTTATCACAAAACCGAATAAAATCAACTCTTGCGAGCAGGCTCGTCTGGAAACCATTCATAGCGAAGGTGACTTTGTTGCCCGAAGTGAACAGATTAGGCAAGTACATTATTTCGCCACAAACATTTGCGATGGTGTCAACCCATGTTGAAAGAAGACATTCGATATTCTTCATATGCTCCTCATCCCAAGAGAGTTCAGACAGAACCTTCAATATGGCGAGCGTGGCCGCTGATTTCAAAGCAGATTGCTGGTTAGCATCATAAGCAGCGAAATCGGTGTCAAAACAATTGTTCACAAACTGTGGCTTCAAGAATTGATCAGCCCAATCTCTCCATTCAGGTCCTCGACGATTCATGCCGAGAACGGTTTCGAACACAAGAGGATTCTCTTTAACAATCAACAAAAACGCTTCAAGATATTGCGTCGCAACGACATGTTCGGTCATTGTGCTGATGTAAAAGAGTCGTGACAACTTCTTCTTCTCGGGCTTGACAAGCTCATCCTTCAGGCACGCAGTTGAAAACTCGCCAGGGTGAGTGTTTCTTGAAAGCTTCTCACGAAAAGATAGCACTGATTCAACGAGTTCGGATACGGGATAACGCGTCCCATCATCTTCAATTTCAATGAAGTCACCCTTCAATTTTCCGGTAAAAGCTCCGGCAGATGTTGATAATTTCATGGCGTGAATACCAGTCTCAGGAATGCCATTGATGGCCTCATGTACTGTAAGTGGTCTGCGCATAAAAGGACGCGTATCGCCACTAACGTTGACTCTCGTCAGAAAATGCTTGACAAACATCTCAAGAGCTTGACCCAAATGTTCAAGATTCCCATGTGGCTTCGGCTCTGTGGCATCAACTAATACCTTGCGAGCCGCTCTAGTCCACGAGAAACTGGGGACAATCTTCACTTGTTTCACACCAATAATCTCTTTCGCTTCAGTTAGGTAAGGATTGAGTTTGATATGAGATCTAGGTGATGTATTGGAACGAATGGATCCGTAGGAAACAACATGCCTGCCATCATCCGGAAGATAATTGATCGGATGTTTGGGATTGGGTTCTCCGTCAGGAATTGGATTGCCCAAAATTTGCTTCATGACACTGACATTTTCGAACTCGGGAATGTAACCAATGCGATCACGGAAAGATTGTTGCGCGTCGAGAATGTTGGTCACAGTAACAGGGACGGCATAAGCAATCTTGCCATTCCCAGCACAATGTATTCCAACAATGCAACGCACAGCGCCAGTCGTGAAAACCGCGCTTCCACAATCGCCAGGTGCTGTAGGTACAGCCAATGTGGCTGGAACTTCGGTCACACTACCATCAGCACTCACTTTAGGGACTGTTCTGCGAGCAGGCATCTCAATGCCAAGACTCAACGTCATCACCCTGGTATGGTTGCACACGTAATATGAGACTGGCAATATGTCGGCTTCTTCTTCAACAATCATGGGAAAGTTTTTCTCACGTCGTGTGACACGACACACTGTGTGTCTACCTTTGCCGGTCACTTGAGGAAAATATCGAATGATATTCTCAAGAGAACCAACGGGCGCTTCAGGGAAACAAACCACAGCAACATCAGAATTGTTGACAATGTGGATTTGTCCCGAAGTGATACTGACAACGACGTGTCGATCTTCTTTCCGGTGATCAACCAACTTAATGGTCATACCCGAAACAATAGCGAATTGTTCTTCCTCTGTTG